GGTGATCCTTTTGCAATATCTGCGGCAATATCCTTATTTTTACCCAAGTGATACATCACCTTTGCAGGGTCGTCGCACTCTGCCAAAGCCTCAAGCATATCGCCAGTGATTGGGACTTCCGGGTTTAAAGCAACTTCGTCAAAGTCTGAAGGGTTTTCAGAGCTATCAACAGCCTCCTTGATAACTGCCATCGCTGTTTTTTGGCTGTCAGTAAGACCGCCATAAGATTCAGCTTTTTCCTCTTTCGACTTTCCACGCTCACCGGCATTGCCGTGATCGCCTTGCTTGTCGTAAGAGTCAAGAGCATCAAGATACTCATCATAAGTATCATAATCTGATTCAACAGGCTCTTTATCGGTTAGCTTTTCGCTCTTCCCTTCAAGCTCTTTGATTCGCTTCTCAAGCGCTTCATTCTTTCTGCGCTCGGTTTCCCGCTCCCTGATCACTTCATCAATGCGCTTTTGAACTCCGTTTTTCCTTTTTACTGGCGCGGGTTCGGCGGCGGCATCGCTGCCTGATTCATCTTGCTTATCACCAGATTCATCTCCGGATTGCTCTTCCGGTTCTTTGCCTTCAGTGTCAGATTGCCCAGAGTTGGCCTGCTCTTCTGCTTTCTGCTCTTCCTGTGGCTCAGGTGATGACTCCGGAAAGTCACTTGATGATGTGACAAAACCAGCTGTTTCGTCTTGTGTAACCTCTACAGTCATTTGCGTTCCCTTTGAAACGAATTTACCCGGTGAACGGCCGCCGGTAGCCATGCAAAGCAATGATAAAACTTATTTAATTGATAGTCACTTATTGAGCAGTGACATTGCGCTCATTTGCCATCAATTCAGCAAGGGCTGTAGCAACAAGCTCTCTAACTTGCTGGTATGCCATATCACCACCAGCAGCACCGGTTTCAATTGCCTGTAGTTTTGCCTGGGCCTCTGCTGTTTTAAGTTGCGCCTGAACAACGTCTGATTCAGCTTTTGCTTTTGTCGCCTCTGCTTTCGCCATGTCAGCTTGCGCCTCTGCGGTCCTTGCTGAGAACTCTGCAGCCTGAATCTGCTGCTCCGGCGTTGGTTCAGATGGCTGTTCTGGCATATCTTCCACCATCTGCTCGCGCTCTTCTTTTGATAGGACATTTGGCGGGATAACTCTCTTTAATCTCTCAGCGATAACATCAGCACCAGGCCAATCCATGTTTTGCGCAATGAGATCCGCCATGACGGCGGCAGCGGCCGGCACAGCCTGAGCAAACTGGATCATCGCCTCAGCTGCTTCAATTCGCTGCGTTGCGAATGCTGGCCCGGTTGTTACCACAACATCGTATTTACCAACACCAAGATCGTTGATAGTTACCCATTTGTTGGTTTGCTCATCAAGAACCTGTTGATTCAGTATCACATGATCCTCTGATTCATCAGTGAATTTCAGCCGCACAACTCGCTCTGAGTCATAAACCTGTGGGATCATCTCGACAAGTAGCTTGCCAATGCGTCGAATTGATTTTGTCAGGTTGTCGATAAAAGCAAAGGATCCGCGATCACCCTGCCGCTGCCTTGCGATAATCGCCTTGCCTGATGTTTCTGGCCCGGCAGCACCAAGCGAGGCATCAAACATACCAAGCGTTGATTTGATTTTATCAACTGAGTTCATTCCCATTGTTATCTCGGCTGCAGGCATTGCCGCCGCTTGCTCCCGGCGCGGCCCCGGGTCACCTGCATACTGAGGGTTGTAAGTCAGGATTGAGCGGTTTGTTGTGTTAGCAGACTCCCACTCTCGCTCTCTGCCCTCGATGTGCTCAGCAGCTCCGATATATGGCTGCTTAGGTGCAAGCGCGATATTTTCAGTAGCAGCAGACTCCCAGTAATTCGCCATTCTCTGAGCGTCTTTACTGTTGCGAATAAATGAGCGAAACATCGTCTTTTTCTTGATGGTGATAGACTTGCCCCACACTGGCACCACTGGGATTGTTGAGCATGGCAGCTCAATTGGGCCTTCCAAAACGTTCTGCCCGGTGATCTTCCGCCACTCAACTTTGAATGTTTTAACCTTGCGGGTTCTGTCGATGGTTACACCCTGAGCCATTAGCTCATCAACAATCGGCTCAATGTCATCAATAAACACGCATCTGCCATCGCTAAGCAGAGCAACCTCTTTTACGCATGGAACCCGGGTGAAATACTCGCTCACCCTCACTGTATTATCTGTGTACCAGGATCCAAAGTCCTCAGTTGACTCATAAACCGGATCTGTCGTCGCGTCAGGATAGGCCAGCTTGAACGCTTCTTTGTCCATTGAATCATCGATTAGGCACCACGCCATATCAGAGAAATCGCGCTCTTTGGCATTAGGATCGAGGGTTACTGAAAACTGGTTTTCAATGTGGTCAATAATCAGATCCTGGTCAAACGAATCATCACAGATGAAATTAGAGCGAACCCGAAGAAATCCCATGCCAGACTCAACGGCAGACTGAAAAGCTATGTCATAGCTTGTCTCTGCGTCACAGTTGTACTCGATATTCTTGATCAGGCCGGTATAAACCTCTGCCAGATCATAATCGTTAGTGCCGGCTTTGTTTGAGATCTTGAGCTCTTCACCTTCCTGGCCGCTTTCGTCGCGCTTCACTCTCACAGCTTCAATTGCGCTAACCTTGATGCTTGGGCGGTTCTGGCGCTGATCACCCAAGATCTGATCAACAAACGATGGCAGAACGTTATTAACGATACACGGGCGCCCTTCATTTTCTCGCTCAGTTTTTACTGTTGCAGGCCACTGATCGCCGGATAGGAAATTCAGATCATCCTCTGCGGCCTTCCAGTTATCACCCCAGAAAGTGGCACCATCACGCGCCCGCTTACGCGCCTCTCTCAACAGATCTTCATCTGCCTGACTATTGTTTGACGATCTCTTCGCCTTCTTGTCGTAGAGTTTATCTATCTTGCTCGCCATGCTTGCGCTCCGTTATCCGCCCATCCAACCGCCAGCGCTTGATTGTCTGCGCGGTTCTGCTTTGCCATTAACCTTTTGCTTTGTCAGCTTTTCAGCTTCGAGCGCCATAGCGCCAAAAGCATCAGCACTGTGAGACGACCAATCATGATCTGGACCCATCCCCAACCCTGTCTGCGCGTTCTTTTTCTCATGGTACCAACCAAGCGCCTCAATACCGCCCTCGCATCTCTTCTCATCGATAAAAACACGATGAAAAATACCGCGCACCGCCTCGACCCTTTGCATTGCCGCACCGGTGCCAGCATTTGGCATTATCACAACTTTGTACCCGGCTTTTTTTAGCTCGCTTTCGTATGTTACTCGGTTAACTCTGTCATGGGTAACGCCGTCATGCGGTAGGTATAGCTTTGTTGTTTCAGGAGAGTACTCATTCTGGCTTAGCCAAAAAACATGATCTTTAAGCTCCTGACCCTGAGCCTCATAGTGTCCGATCACGTTAACAGCCTGCCCCTTGAATTGAACTACCCATATTGCGCAGGCGTCAGCCTTTGCTCCAGTCCCGCCAATATCCCAAAACGCATAGCAGTGCATAAGAGGATCGCGCGGAACAAACCCGATGCGCCCTTCTTTCCTGGCATTGGCAAGGTGCTTTACCCAATACGCGCCATCAATAGCTTTAACATAGCCTCCTTCCCAAACATGATCGTATGAGTCAGGGCGCTGCTCAAGATCATCATTTCGCTCAGCCTCAAGCACATCAGGGAACCATGGATTATTGTTCCAATTCGCCTTCACCACAATTGAATTACTTGGTGGCCCTTTTTCACCCCTAAATAGTAAATCAACGGCATCGCTCTTTCTTGTAGGGTTCCATGAAAACCAGATCTCAGCGCTGAAATCAGGTATGCCGCTATCCCTTATGGTTGGACGCAGCAACTCAAGAGAGCGGGCGCTTAGCGTTTGGGCCTCTTCGCACCATGCTACACCGAAGCCCTCAAGAGACTTAATAGATTCGCTGGTATGATCTTGCATACCTTGGAAGATAATCACCCCGTCACCAGGCGTCTCTATCTTGTCATTGAGTATGCGGAACCCTTGCTTATCAAGCCCATGCTTTTTTATCTTGTCCTCTATGATCTTTTTTGCAGATTGGGCCAGAGTCTTTTGCACCTCACGGATACAAACAGAGCGCAGCCCTGGATAAAGAACGTGGTGTTCAACCAGTAACTCTGCAAAAAAATGAGACTTTGCAGATCCGCGACCACCGTATGCCGCCTTGTATCGTGATGGCTTCATAAATGGCAGGAATACACGGGCAGTGTCGATCCACAATGAGTCTCCTTCCATCAGTCAACAACCCTCCGCTCAACTCTGGTTACCGCAACTTCTCCGGATAGCTCTTGTTTCTTCGGAGCGTTCCATCCCTGCATATCAGATAACAACTTGATAGATCCGTTGGCATCATAGAGCTCAATCTTTGGGCCTGACTTAGTAAATGTCACCGACTTAATACAGGAGGCCACGTCCGGATCGATATCCTCAGCGTTCTTCATCTCCCACACCGTATTCATCACAGTGCTGCCATCTGAGCCCTGTAACCCAACCATCTTAAACGTACAGATATCGGTTATCTTGATCCTGGCTGTTTTTGATAGCCGCTCAAGCGCTTCTTCGCGTGTCATAACGGCATTTGTT